TCTACTTATTTGATGAGCATCTGTTGGTGTAACTCCAATACCCACGTTGCCCCCACTATCAACTTGTATTCTATTATTCCCACCACCATCTGAAATGATAATGTTGTTGGATGATCCATTTATTGTACTTCCACCAAATGATCCTATAATAACATTATTATTACCCGATGTCATTTGATAACCCGATTGATAACCAATAAATGTATTGTTTAAACCCGTAGTATTATCTGTACCCGAATAATAACCAATAGCAGTATTTCTAGAACCCGTTGTAACATCTTTTAAAGATTCGTGTCCAATTGCTACATTACTAATATTAAATCCACTTGCATATAATGTGTTTGTTCCAATTGCTATGTTTTTGTTTCCCGTATTATTTAACATTGATGAAGAACCAATTGCTACATTATTACTTTGATTTTGATTTGTTTTTAACGACTGATAACCAATAGCAACATTCGATCCTCCCGATGTAACATCTTTTAAAGATTGATAACCAATAGCAACATTAGCCGTACCCGTCATATCATTATTTGCCATTGTTGCTACTCCAATAGCAACATTATTTGCACCCGATTGTAAATTCAATAACGATTGATCACCTATAGCTACATTATTACTTCCCGTTATTGTATCATTAGACATTGATGAATTTCCTATAGCAGTATTACTACTTGCAGTAGTAAGGTTTTGCATAGACAATGAACCTAAACCTACATTGTTTGAACCCGTAGTTACATTAAATAAACTTCTATGTCCAAAACCCGTATTATTATATCCCGTAACATTAGCAATGTTTCCTCCACCTATGTTGTAAGAGTTAGTTACAACTATTGGATCATCACTATTAGGTTGAGATAATGTAATTGTACCATCTGTTGCTATAGATATTGTAGAATCACTTCTTAATTCATTTACTGAATCATTCCAAACTGCTATTTTATTTATAGTAGGTGCAGAATTTACTCTAACTATGTTAGATGCTAATGCTATAACACCCGTATCTGATATTGTTGCATCACCACTAATTGTAGCAGATACTGATTGATTACTAGCGTTTCCTAGAAATATTTTAGCACTATTTAAATTAGGCACTGCATTTGTCCTAAATGCTCCTAGCACCGTCAATGCTCCTCCATTTCCCCCGTTAATTACTTTACCTATCTTTTGTATTAAATTAGCCTCTCCCGTTGGTGCAGTATCAACCAATCCACCCGCAGTTGTGGAACTTACAAATAATTCATCTCCCGTATCAAAATCTCCTATAGTACCACTTGATGATAAATTTAATCCCGTTAATTCACCACTTGTTATACATTCACCCTCATCGTTAATATTGTTAAGGTTTTCTTTCATTATACCAAGGGCGGGCATTTTGGTAGAATCACTAGCATTTGCCTTACTTACTTCGGGATTATCACCCGTTCCTCCACTTATATATACAACATCACCCTTTGATAACGCCTCTGCTGCTTTTACTTTTTGTAGCAAAGCACCATTTATATCACCATTAAATTGAGCAGATGTAGTTATCTCTAAATCAGTTGTGTTTCCTTGAGTTAAAACTTCTTGTAATGTTGGTGTATCAGTAGAAACCGTTTGCCAACTTAATGTGCCATTAGCATCCGTACTTAAAACTTGTCCATCAACCGTACCATCAGCACTAGGAAATGTGTAAGCATCATAAAATCTAATTGCATTAACCGCTAAATATAAAGGTAAGGAATTACCTCCTCCATCAGAAATTTGGACAAAAGTTCCCGCCGGTATTGGTGAAAATGGTGCATTGTCTATAGATTTTAGTAAACCTAAATAGCTATCCTTTATTTTATTTCCCGTTAATGCTGCCATGTTATCTTTTCTTTTTTAATGCTTTTTTTAAATCAGTTCTTAATATTCTTTGATTTTTCCATATTGATGGAAAGAAAAATGGATGAGGTTTTGTTCCTTTTTCAAAAACACTATTCACATATGCTCCAACTTGATCATCGGGTATATTCTTTTTTAAGAAATACTCCGTTAATCTATCAGCAGCATTTCCACCTTCACCTTTCATTCCCTTAAACTGAGATGCATATTTACTCAATCTAGCCGGAACTCTTGCTCTACCTTTTGTTCCAAACTCAACAAATGCTCCTTGAATAGCATCAACTTTAAGCAACCAAATACCTTTTATCTTTTTTTGTATCTTTTTTCTTATTCTTAAACTATTTTTTAATTGCCCCGAATCAATAGAATTATTTGATGCTATCCTACTTTCAGCAGTTTTCTTACTGTTTTCTACAAACTTATCTACAGATTTATATATAGCATTATTTTTAGCAATAAATGATCTATCTATTTTAGCACTAACAGTATTTAAATTATGAGTTAGTTTAAATTTCATTATTCTATAACGTTACAAACTAATTCAACAATTCTTTGATAACTTTCTTGTGCAGATACAGACACAATGCTATAATCTTTATTTCTCCAAGTAATAAAATTAGATTTACTTAATAATGGATCAGTTTCTGCATTTCTAATTCTAAAAACCCATACCCCTTCTAGAACGTTTTGGTTACCGGTTAAGTCTTGTATATCAGTACGTCTTTGATATATGTCCGCCCAAGTTTCCAATACATCTGTAGTTGCATCTAAAGATCGTTGTCCGGTATTGCTTATACTATAAGTTCTAGATTTAATTATTATTCTTTCCCTCATATAACAATAGGTTTGTACGGAGACATTAATTGAATTGTCTCTGTAGGTGGTGCAGTTGGTACATCCTTATCAAAGAAACTTCGATTATTATCGTACATAACCTTAATGTAGGCTAGAGTTGCTAGTTTTATTTCACTTGGGACGGTAGAACCATCTGAGTTATAAGATACGTTTACAGTTTCATATGATTTATTAAAATCTAAAACCAAACTTCTTGTCCTACTGTCAATCAATCCATGTGAGGTAAAATCAGTATTTTCAACAAAAGTACCGCTACCGTCAGAATCGTGAGTATTATAAGTAACGCTAGTAATGCTACTAGCCGGACAAAACAATAAATCAATATATTTTTCGTTTGCATCATATTGAATAAGTATATCTCTATTTTTCAATGTCTGCTTAAACTGTCTTTCTATATATGAGGCTGCTGCTTGAAACATATCACCGATAAGAGTATCATCAGTAGAGTTGTCTACTTTTAAATAATTCTTTATCTCAGTTAATGATAGGTAATTAAAAGTTGCCCCTTCACCACTAGCATCGGTAATAGTGTAATTAATCATTATCTAATTCTTCAAGTAAACGAGATACTTTCCATCTCTTATCAGCTTCTTTATCAAACTTATCTAAATATTTTTCCCTTAATACATCAATGTCTTCTTCTTTTGTTTCAACCTCTACTTTCAATTCTTTGGTTTTAACTTTTGATGTTTTTTCTTCTTTATGAGCAAAATCGTAAGTTTCGTAAATTGCTTGTTTTGTTTGTATTAAATGCATTTGATCTGATTTTGAAGAAACAGATAAAATATCACCTACGTTGAATTGTCTACCTTCATGTATAAATCCAACTACTACTTTCATGTTTGCCATATTACTTTGTTTTTAAAAGATGTTCTAAAATTTTATTATTTAAATTTTCTATACTTCCTAACCTATGCCCTATTTCGTTTCTAAATTGCTGATCAGACGTGCTATTAACTTTAATTTCACCATCTATTTCTGTAACCTTTTTTTCAAGATTATCTAATCTTTGATCATTTTTTTTAAGATGGGCATTTTGTTGTTTATCAATCATTTTATGTCCTAAAACGGCTGATCCTCCACCGGTTGCTCCTATTCCTAATAATGTCATTAGTTCTGTCCAATGTGCATTTAGCCATTCGTTCATTATTATTGCTTGATAATATCTTGCGCCTCATCTAAAGATATAGTACCTTTTATTGCCATGTATATTACTCCAACGGCTACAACAAGTCTAATTACTTGCTTAACAAATCTAGGTGTTAATTTAAACTTTCCTTGTCCTCCTTCGGGACTTTTTACTTGTTCTATAACTTCTCCCGCTAATGGAATAGTTGATTCGATAATATTTAATAGTACTTTAAACATTTTTTTTTAAAACAAAGATAAATAAAAAAAGCCACCCATTTCTGAGTAGCCTTTTAACATAAACAATAAAATAAAATTAAAAATAATCTTTATTCTGAATTACAGATGTCATTCTAATTGGAACGTCATATCCAAAAACTTTATTTACCTTTTGTATGTCACTAATAAATATTTTTTCTCTATTTAAATATTTATCAAACACCTCATCTGCGTTGTTTAAATCTTTTTTTAATTCAAGAATATCTTCTCTTAATATATAATACTCTTTATTGCCCTTCTCTAAGTTCTTTTGCTTTTTTTTCATACCATTTTATTTTTTGTAATTCTCTATCAGTTGGTTGATTAGGTTTTGCTCCAATTCTCATTCGATATTTAAAAGCAGACATTTCACAATGTTGTATAAATGCATTTTTGCCCCAAATATCTATCATCATTTCAAAAGTTTCTTTACCCGATGATTTATAATGATTAGGATTTACATAATCGTATTCTTTATCCATATAACAATTTTAAAAACAAAAAATATAAAAACAAAGAAAAAGGGATGCAAAATGCACCCCCCTTTCAAAACAAACACACATAAGTGGTTTATGCGTTCATACTTGCAATTGCAGTTGAGAATGCTCCCCAAACAAAAGCATTTGGGTTGTGAATTGGTAATCCAATTCTTTCAGTAGCCTTAACTGTAACCAAATCCTTAACAAAGTTGTCAGAATGTGATTCAGAGAAAGATATTTCCATATCCTCTCTAATTGCTAGTGTAGCACCTAAACCGAAATCACCTACGATAAACTTATCAGCAGTTACGGCAGTTGATGGGAATATAGGTACACCTAGTACAGTCAATACACCATTAACAAAAACTACATAATTAGCGTTAGCATCTTTATGCAAGAACATTTTGTTATAATCAGTTGGATTAACCATGATTGCAGTAGGAGAATACTCAGCAAGTTGTGCTTGATTCTTGGCAGCAATTAATACATCAAACTCATTTGTATAAGCAGATGCATCAGCACCAAAGAACTGATAAAAAGATGCACCCGAAGAAACGTCAAATTGCGCTCCTCCACCGGCAGTCATAAGTCCTTGTAAATTAGCACCCGTTCCCGCACCAAACAATATTTGCTGATCTTCAACGTTCATAACTTTAGCGGGAATTCTTGTAGAAATATATCCACTTAAAGCGGGTACATCGTTAAACATTTCCTTAGTCATGGTTAATTGAGAACCAATGCTTCTGATAGGAGCATCAACCGGATCAAGTTTGAATTCAGATTCTCCGTACGCAGATGCCTCTACTCTAGCAGCAGCACCGTTGGTGTAAGAAGTTTCTTGAATATACCTTACAGTATTAGAATCAGTTGATATTGAAGTTAGCAAATCTCTTGCTCTAGTTGTCCTTGTAGGATCAAAGTAAAATCCATTTAGTCTATCAGCCGGTACAGTATCACCCGATGCGTTAGCAGCAGTTGTCATGATAGCTTTTAAACTTAATGTAGCCTTAGATGATTGTCCGTTGACAAATGCCTTAAAACTAGCACTTTCACCTAAAGCATCCTTTAAACTAGCATTGAAATTTTTTGGAGGTGCGCTATCTAATGATTTTTGCTTGTCCAATTCCAATGAATCAATTCTTGAGTTTAAATCCTCAACAATTTTTCCATGCTTTAAAATTTCTTCGTTTACTTCACCTTTAAGTTGGTTCTTGTAATCAGAACCCATGTTTTTCTCTACTGATTGCTCAATTTTTGCATCAATAGTGCCTTCTAATCCCTCCTTGAGAGATACGAGACGTTCGTTTAAATCTTCCATTTATAATCTTAATAAAAAGTTATCTAATTCGTTTGCTATCTTTTTGCTTTCGACTGATTCCTTTTCTAGTTCAGATTTCTGAGACTCATTAAGTATAAGTGAAGATTTTTCTTTTAGCATTCGTAATTCAAATTCCAATAGATGAGGATTATCAAGTTTCCTTGACATTTTGATTAATTTATCAAACTCATCCATTAAATTGTCAACAGATTTTGTCCCTTTGTACTCTGTAACTTTAGCCAATGGGTTTGCAGCTAGGGTAACCAAAGAAAATTCAAATAATTTTATTTCTTTGATATAGTTGACATCCTTCTGCAAATCTTCTTTGATCGGAATAAATCCAACCGAGAACTCTTTTAATATTCCTTCAGACACCATTGTCTTAACATCTTTGCCTAAAGAACTATCTGATATTTTTGCTTCAATAAATAAACCTTTCTCATCTTCTTTCATAGATAACGGTTTACCTATTGGTTGATTCATGTTGTGTTGGTACAGAAACGCTATTCTTTCAGAATTTTCTAGAAGTGTTTTGGTATAAGCACCTTTGGTGATGATATCACCATCTGAATCTTTATTGTTAAACATTGATGCATATCCCTTGATGATACCTTTCTCATCATCCATGTCATCAAAATAATTTCCTTTAAACCTTAACATATTTATTAATTTATGCCAAAGTTAATAAAAAAAAAGAGCATTCATTTCTGAACGCTCCTAACACAAATTTTAAACACTTATTAATTACTAATGTAATTGTTGCCACCACAAAAACAATTACAATACAAACTTAAACAACATATCCCAAATAACAACGACAATTTACAATTTCTTTTGCCGATGCTGAAATATCTCTAGGATGCAACATCAAACTACCATTTACTTCAAACCTATCGTTTAGTGGAATTGAATTACTTCTTACATAAAAGTTTGTAGCTTGAAAATGGCTATCTCTTATTCTATCATCTAATATACCTACCCAATACTTTGATATTGGCTTTTGCTTTGCTATTCTTAGCATTGCTTGTAATTCAACTGATGATTGCGCTATACCTAATTCTGTTGCAGCTATAACTTTTGCCCTAAGTTTATTATTATGTTTTTTTATTTTATCTACAACATCATCAATATTATCGTTGTCATTTATAATTGTTTCAATAATACTCTTTGTCCTATTCTTAAATAAATTTTGATCTTTAAATCTATTTAAAAATATAGAAATTGCTACTGACGCTATAAACGGATTTGGTGTACCTCCGTATTTTCTACTGTACCTATCATCAATATACTCTCCGGAATCAATATACCCTTGTCTTAAAGTATTTTTCATTCCTTCTGTGTTATTAACTAAATCCCATGTAGCATCTATGCCGTTGAGTGCTATGTATAATGCTATCCCATTAAAAACAAAATCTAAATCATTTTCTATTTTTAACGTGTATTCATCAATGTAGCTTTGCATTGTTCTTTCTGTATTTAGAAGAAAAGGTATATCACCTAATCCCTCTTTTAAATACATACTTCTACGTTGTCTGAAATTTTTATTTAAAGTAGCAAAATCAGTTTCGTGATTACATCTTTTTACAAATGAATCATAATCCTCATAAAAGTTTGGGTAACACACTATTTTTCTGTATAGTCAGATGTGTCATTAAGCAATTGCTGACTAGAACCTCCGCTTTCTTTTGGTGTAACACCATCAGATATTGGTATGTAATTAGCTAACATATGTATTTCATCCATCTCTTTTTGATCTATAGGCTCATACTTCATTGCTTGTCTTTTCTCATTTGGAGTAAGCCACCATGCAAGACTAAGTTGCCTAACAACCTTTTCCATGTCCTCTTGTAACTCCGGAACACTTAGAAAATCAAAATCAATATAGTATTGGCTACCATATGTAGGAGTAAGCCATCTATTTAACTCATCTCTTACTGCAATTAATTTTGGAAATACTGCTTGTAAATAAAATGCTTTTTTTGCTTCTCTGTAGTTATTGAAAGTAGAACTTTGGGTATCATTAAGAAGTATTGACGGAACTTTGTATGCAGATGCTAAATCTTTAATAGATAAATTATATTGTTCTATTAAAGCTAAATCAGCCAAAGGCAATCCCATTTCAATCCATTTAAAATCATGATTTGTTACCATAATTTCTCCGGCATTATCTACACCCGAATACATTGACTTGTACTTGTCTCGTAAAGCACTTG